AACTATGTCGTATTTATGTTCGGAATCTACTCTGGTCTACGCGTTAGCGATATCATACCTCTCAAAGTTAAAGATATAACCTCTAATCGAATAGAAATCAAAGAAATGAAGACCGGGAAGATTCGCAGGTTCCCAATCAATCCAGAGTTGCGAAAAGCAATCAATCAATACATCAAAGATAAGAACTTGCAAAGCTATGACTATCTCTTTCCAAGCAGAAAAAAGGTTAAGGCTGACGGAGTAAGAACGCAACATATCAGCAGAGTTGCTGTCTATCAATTTCTAAAAGAAGCAGGAAATTATATTGGATTGACGAATATTGGCACTCACACGATGAGAAAGACTTTCGGCTATCATCACTACAAGAAGAATAAGAATGTGGCTATCCTAATGCAGATATTTAATCATTCATCACCTGACATAACACTTGGTTATATTGGTTTTAGTCAAGATGAACTTGATGAAACCATACTCAATTTTAGTTATTAAGATACTCTATTTAACATATTGAAAAAATGTAAATTGAGTTTTAGAAAAATATAAGAGAGACTATGAGAGAGTAAGAATTGAATTAGATTAGTTGAAACTAACAGAATATAAGATATGTTAAATTCAGAGAGGGGAAAAGACATATTTTAAAAATGTATCAAGAGAGGTATTAGATATGGAAATGAGAGCTGATAGAAGTGGACCTCACCGAGTTGCTTTTGAAAAGAATAAAAAGATTATTCTTAAAACTAGAAATACTTGCGGGATTTGTGGGCAACCGGTTGATAAGAGCTTACGCTACCCACATCCACTAAGTCCAGTTATCGACCATGTAATTCCAGTTAACAAGAATGGACATCCTTCTGACATAGCTAACTTGCAATTGGCTCATTGGCAATGCAATAGACAGAAGTCTGATAAGTTATATGCAGAAGAACGAGCAGTAGGCTCGGTCGTAATTGGCAATCGTAATTTGCCACAAAGCATCAACTGGACGAGCTATAGAAGCTGAAAGTCCAAGACAGGGGGGTAACCCCCTACCCTTGGCAGGCGCAGCCCTTCACGCCGTCACTGTACATATTTTCTCGCGCCAAAATCGAAAGGAGTAGCAAATTTTGAGTTTGAAAGGTATGTCTTATCTCAGGAAAAAGCTCCTCAATTATAAATTGAGGGTTGATATGAGGTATAAGCAATATGCAATGAAATATAACGATATTTCTGTCGGAATTACGATTCCTGCAGAAGTTCGTATGAAATACCGTTCAGTTCTTGGTTGGGCTGCTAAAGGTGTTGATAGTCTTGCGGATAGATTAGTATTTAGGGAATTTGCTAATGACGATTTTGAGGCAAATGAAATCTTTAATCAAAACAACCCAGATGTTTTCTTTGATAGCGCTGTACTATCTGCTTTGATTGGTTCTTGTTGCTTCGTCTATATTTCACAGGGAGCGACAGAGATTCCAAGATTACAAGTAATTGAGGCAAGTAATGCGACTGGTGTTTTAGATCCGATTACAGGATTATTGGCAGAGGGATACGCTGTGTTACAGCGTGATGATTATGGAAATCCCTTGCTTGAAGCGTATTTTACAGAAGATATGACTTGGTATTATCCGAAAAATGAGAAGCCTTACAGCATTCATAATCCGGCTGGTGTTCCGTTGCTTGTGCCAGTGATACATCGACCCGATGCGGTGCGACCATTTGGGCGCAGTCGGATTACGCGGGCTGGTATGTACTATCAGCGGTATGCAAAACGGACGCTTGAACGTGCTGATGTCACTGCTGAATTTTATTCATACCCTCAGAAGTATATTTTGGGCATGGATCCGTCAGCGGATGCAATGGATAAATGGAAAGCGACTGTTTCTAGCCTGCTGCGAATTGATAAAGATGAGGATGGTGATAAACCAACCGTTGGGCAATTCACAACGTCAAGCATGACACCATTTACGGAACAGCTAAAGACAGCGGCAGCTGGATTTGCTGGTGAAATGGGGCTGACAATGGACGATTTGGGATTTGTCTCAGACAATCCGTCATCTGTTGAGGCTATCAAGGCTAGTCATGAAAATTTGCGATTGGCTGGTCGAAAGGCGCAGCGTAGTCTTGGCTCTGGATTGTTAAATGTAGCTTATGTGGCGGTTTGTTTGCGTGACGAATTTCATTATTTGCGCAGTCAATTTGTCAATACAAATATCAAGTGGGAACCGTTATTTGAAGCAGATGCAAGCACCTTGACAATGATTGGTGACGGAGCTATCAAGTTAAATCAAGCAATTCCTGGTTTTCTTGATGGTGAGGCTATTCGTGATTTGACAGGGGTCAAAGGCTCTGGAAATGTAGCGCCTGCGCTTCCTTCAGAGAAAGAGGCAGTAGATGGATAAAGACATTTTTCCAGAATTGATTAAATCCATTCAAGATGACTTTGAGCGTGCTTACGGTAAAAGTGAGGTTGTTAGAAAGTCTTTTGAGGCTTTAAAATCTAAAAAAGCGACTTACACGACTGTTAATGATTTTGCGATTGAGATAGGGGGAATTCTTTCAAAGGCTCTAGGAGCTTCTCTAAGCGCCGATAAGTTGCCAGACGGTAAATTGTATTACAATATTGCAAAACGCCTCTTAGAAGACACGTTAGGGCGGAATTATGGACTTGTGAGTAGTTATGCTAGTGATGTTCAGAAACAATTGAATGAACGCGCTAATATTCACCTCAAAACACAAATACCTGCATTGAATCAGGATAGAATTGATGGAATAGTCAATCGTGTTTCTTCTGAACAGGATTTTGATGATATTAAGTGGATTTTGCAAGAACCAATTGTTAATTTTACTCAAAGCATTGTGGATGATAGTATTGAGAAAAATGCAGAATTTCATCACAAGGCAGGATTGCAACCTGAAATTGTTAGAAAGTCAGTCGCTAAGTGCTGTGATTGGTGTCAAGAGGTTCAAGGTATCTATAAATATCCACGAGTTCCAAAAGATATTTATCGGAGACATCAACGCTGCCGTTGCATAGTTGATTATGACCCTAAAAATGGGAAAGTTCAGGATGTTTGGAGTAAAATATGGCGGAAACAAAAGGATAGTGATAAGATTAAAGAAAGGAAAGGGTTAAACAAAAAAGAGAATATCAGCGTTGTTAGAAAAAGCGCGTTGCAACATGGAATTAAAGTTAATCCTATCAAGAGATCTAAAGTAAAAAAGACTGAAGAAGCAATTATTAAAGCTGTTGGAGGGGGAGACCAGACAAAGGGGTCTTGCTCTTCTCTTGCGCTGGCCTATATTGGCAATAAAGCAGGTTTCGATGTTTTGGATTATCGTGATGGAAAAAGCAGAACTTTTTTTGCAAGCATGCTAAACATCAAAAACATTAGTGAGTTACCGAATGTTCATTCGCATGTTGTTGCAGATACAAACGACTTTACTGCTGTTAAAAAATTAATTGGTCAAATGCAAGATGACAAAGAATATTATTTAGCAACAGGAAAGCATGCGGCAATTGTACGAAAAAAAGAGGGGCGGTTCCAATACTTGGAATTGCAAGCTCCTTTTGAAGGTAACGGGTTTAAACCTATAACCAATGCAGTTTTAAAAGAGCGCTTTGGTTGTCAACGTTCTCATTCAGTGTATGGACAAAAATTACAAGTTCCGAATGTATTAATAGATTCTGATAGTTTAGGAGAAAATGAAGAATTTCAAAAGATTCTAGGATTTATTAATACTAAGAAAGGTCAGCAAAATAAAGGAGATAAGGGCTATGTCAAATAACGATGATTTTTTAGAAGAACTATCTGAATTAGCTAATCAAGAAGATGACAGAATATGGTCTGAATCTCATTTAGATGGTTATAGTGACTTTTATAAAGAAAATGAAGCTTCGAAAGTTTGGTGGATTGATAAACTAGATGTTATAGGTGAGCATTTGTTTAGTTTTGACCAGAAAAAAATCTACAACTTGTTTGTGGACTATCCACATAATATGATGGACAAGGAAGTTGAAATTTTTGATAAAGAAAATCCGTATTGGAAAGAATTTTTATCAAATAGAAAAAAATAATCAGAATGGCGCTCGAAAGGGTGCTTTTCTTGTGCACAAGATTAGGAGGTGATCCGATATCTCCCAGCGACAGGGTTATCATGCAATGACGATTGAAAGGAAAGGTTATGGCTAGGACTAAGAAAAAGCTTGGCAATCAGAATCCTACTCAATCGGTAATTCTTCCATATACTAAGAAGAAATCATTATATAAAGAGGCTATTGATATTTATGAGCGGACTGGGCTTTCTAGTTATCCGTGGCAGCAGAATTTATTAAAGGCTATTATGGCTGTTGATAAGACTGGGGTATGGGTACATCAGAAGTTTGGTTATTCTATTCCTCGACGAAATGGGAAGAGTGAAATTCTTTATATTCTTGAATTGTGGGGACTTGAACATGGTTTGAACATGCTTCATACTGCTCACAGAATTAGCACGTCTCATTCTTCATTTGAAAAAGTGAAGCGATATTTGGAAAAAATGGGTTATGAGGACGGCGAGGATTTCAACTCCATTCGTGCGAAGGGTCAAGAGCGTATTGAGCTTTATAAAAGTGGTGGAGTGGTTCAATTCCGTACTAGAACCTCAAATGGTGGTCTTGGTGAAGGTTTTGACTTGCTTATCATTGATGAAGCACAGGAGTACACAACGGAGCAGGAATCAGCACTTAAGTACACGGTGACTGATAGTGATAATCCAATGACTATCATGTGTGGTACTCCTCCGACACCAGTATCAAGTGGGACGGTATTTACAAAATATCGTGAAGCTTGTTTATTTGGTAAAGGAAAATATTCTGGTTGGGCTGAATGGTCCGTAAATGAGGAAAAAGAGATTGATGATGTTGAGGCTTGGTACAACTCCAACCCCTCAATGGGATTCCACTTAAACGAGCGGAAGATAGAGGCTGAACTTGGCGAGGATAAACTTGACCATAATGTTCAGCGGTTGGGTTTTTGGCCGACCTATAATCAAAAATCAGCTATTTCTGAAACAGAATGGAATGCGCTTGAAGTTGAGGAAATACCTAAATTATCAGGGCGCTTATTTGTTGGTATCAAGTATGGACAAGACGGTACGAACGTATCAATGAGTATTGCTGTGCGAACTGCGGATAAGCGAATCTTTATTGAGACAATTGACTGTCAATCTGTGAGAAACGGCAATCATTGGATTGTTGCTTTTCTGAAACAGGCGGATGTGTCGCAAATTGTGGTTGATGGTGCAAGTGGGCAGAAAGTTTTAGATGATGAGTTAAAAGACTATAAGATTAAAAATGTCATCTTGCCAACAGTCAAAGAAATCATCACTGCTAATTCACTGTGGGAACAGGGGATTTATCAGCATACTATCTGTCATAATGGTCAGCCATCTCTTGCTAAAGTTGCAACAAACTGCGATAAGCGGAATATTGGCTCAAATGGTGGTTTTGGTTATAGGTCTCATTTTAGTGATATGGATATTAGTCTTATGGATAGTGCTTTGCTTGCGCACTGGGCTTGTGTAACAACCAAGCCTAAGAAAAAGCAAAAAATTAGTTATTAGAGGAGCTGCTAAAAAGCGGCTTTTTTAATGCTCAAAAAAATTACCGAACTGCCGGGGAAGCAGGAGAAAGGAGACATAAGAATGTCAGAATTTAAAGCAATTACTACACAAGAAGAATTTGATGCAGCTATCAAGTCGCGTTTGGTTCGTGAAAAAGAGAAGTATTCTGATTATGACCAGCTGAAATCTCGTGTAGCAGAATTGGAAACTGAAAACGGGGGCTTGAAATCATCTATTGAGGCTTCTAATCAATCAAAAGCAGAGGCAGATAAGCAAGTTGCAGATTTGCAATCACAAATTGCAGGTTTTGAAACAGAAAAGCTGCGAACTCGTGTAGCGCTGGAGCATGGTTTGCCACTTGATTTAGCCGCTCGACTTCAAGGAGACGACGAAGAAGCACTCAAGGCAGATGCAGAAAAATTGGCGGGTTTTATGAAAATTAAAGAGCCAGTACCACCGTTAAAAGATAATGAGCCTAATTTAGGCAATGATGAAGATGCAGCATTGAGAGGAATGCTGCGAAATATGAGAGGAGAATAATTATATGACAACATTGCAATCAGGGGATCTGTTCCCTGTACAAACAGTACAAGATATTTTTAGTAAAGTAAAAGGGCATTCAACCCTTGCGAAACTTACCACACAAGAACCTATTCCATTTACTGGTACAGAAACATTTGTATTCAACCTTGAAGGAAACGCTGAAATTGTAGGTGAAGGAAATCCTTCAAGTGCTGGAAATGCAACTATGAAACCAAAAGTGATCAAACCAGTTTTAATTACTTATCAAGCACGGGTTTCGGAAGAATTTGTACATTGTTCAGAAGAAAAACAATTATCATATCTTAAATCATTTATTGATGGTTTGGCTAAGAAAGTGGCACAAGCAATTGATATCGCTTCATTCCACGGACTAGAACCAAAATCAATGACAGATGCTTCTTTTAAAGCTACAAACTCATTTGATGGTTTAATTACAGGAAATGTAGTAACTTTTGAAACGGATAAAATTGATGAAAATATTGATGCTGCTGTTGCGACTATTACAGCAAATGATTGTGAAGTGAACGGAATTGCGTTATCTCCAGCAGCAGGAGCGGCACTTGGTAAAATTAAAGTAAACGGGGTAATTCAATATCCTGAATATCGTTTTGGTCAAAATCCAGATTCATTTTACGGAATGAAGTCTGATGTTAATAAAACATTGACAACTGTTGCAAGTACAGCTAAAAAAGATCATGTTATCGTGGGAGATTTTGAAAATGCGGTGAAGTGGGGATATGCAGAAAATATTCCGCTTGAAATTATTGAATACGGCGACCCTGACGGAGCAGGTCGAGATTTGAAACGTTATCGAGAAGTATGCTTGCGTACAGAAGTATATGCTGGTTGGGGAATTCTTGATGAGCAAGCATTTGCTCGTGTGGAGGCTTAATATGGAATATATTAATAAAGAAACTCTTGCAAGTATTGAAACAGACTGCGAACTTGGCGGGGATTGGGTCCCCGCTTCGGAGCTTAAAGAGGACTATAAGCTGACTGTTCCTGAAATCAAGTCTAAACTTGATGAACTTGGAATTGAATACGATAGCAAAGCAGTGAAAGCAGACTTGATTGCCTTATTAGAACAACACGAAGGGTAAGAGATATGAAGAACTTTGCAACAGTAGATGAGCTGCAGGAATTGTGGCGACCTTTAAAGCTTGATGAACAAAAACGAGCTGAGGCACTGTTGAAAGTTGTCTCTGCTTCGTTGCGTGTTGAAGCTGAAAAGGTTGGTAAAGACTTAGACAAATTGTTTGTAGCCAATGAATCGTACGCCTGTGTTGTTAAGTCTGTGGTAGTGGATGTTGTGGCTAGAACTTTGATGACTTCAACAGATCAAGAGCCAATGACACAAGTTTCTGAGGGCGCTCTGGGGTACACTTGGAGCGGCTCTTATCTTGTGCCGGGCGGCGGCCTGTTTATCAAAGATTCAGAGTTAAAACGACTTGGTTTAAAAAAACAAAGATATGGGGTGATTGATATTTATGGCACGGATTAAAGGAATCCCCGTGGTCTTAATAGATAAGGTCAAGACGGGTCAAGATGATTTCGGTCACTCAATCTTTGAAGATAAAGAAATCGAAGTTGAGAATGTGCTAGTCAGTCCAGCTACATCAGAGGATATTACAACACAGCTTAATTTAACTGGTCGAAAAGCTGATTATACGTTAGCTATTCCGAAAGGTGATACTCATGATTGGGAAAATAAGGAAGTGCGGTTCTTTGGAAAACGGTGGCAGGTATTTGGTCTTCCACTTGAGGGAATTGAAGATTTAATCCCACTTGACTGGAACAAGAAAGTGACGGTAGAACGGTATGAAATTTAAACTGAATCGTGCAGGTGTAGCTGATCTGATGAAATCAGGAGCTATGCAAACTGTTTTGAACAAACATGCTAGCAATATCAAAAATAGGTGTGGTGATGGCTATGAGCAGGATGTCTATGTCGGGCGTAATCGTGCAAATGCTATGGTGAGCGCTAAGACAGTCAAAGCTAAAAAAGATAATCTAAAAAACAATACTTTACTAAAGGCGGTGCGTTAAATGATTGAAATTATTATTAAAAAATATCTTGACGGTCATTTAGATGTGCCGTCTTTTTTTGAACATGAAACAAAAATGCCTGATAGTTTTATCTTGATTGAAAAGACTAGTGGCAGTGAGCGAGACCATTCTAAATCGGCAACTTTTGCTTTTCAAAGTTATGCAAGCTCTATGCAGAAAGCAGCAGAACTGAATGAAAAAGTCAAAGAAGTTGTTAAAGAAATGGCTGAGCTCAATTCCATTAGTGGCGTTCATCTCAATAGTGATTATAATTATACAGACACGGAAACAAAGCGATACAGATATCAAGCAGTATTTGATATCAATTATTTTTAAAAAAGGAGAAATTATATGTCTAAATCATCAAATGTGACAACGGCAAAACCTAAGGTCGGAGGTGCGATTTATTCAGCTCCTCTTGGCACAGAATTGCCTACAGATGCAACAACTGCACTCAATGCAGCTTTTAAATCGTTGGGATATATTTCAGAAGATGGCATGACGAATACCAACTCGCCTGAATCAGAAGATATTAAGGCTTGGGGTGGTGACGTTGTTAATTCATCTCAAACTGAAAAGAAAGATACTTTTGGTTTCACGCTGATTGAAGCCTTAAATGTGGAGGTTTTGAAAGAGGTTTATGGCTCTGAAAATGTGTCTGGAGATCTTTCGACGGGTATCGAAGTTAAAGCAAATTCCAAGGAATTAAAGGATCATTGCTTGGTTGCTGAAATCGTTATGAAAAATGGTGTGCTAAAACGGATTGTTGTTCCACAAGGGAAAGTGACTGAAATCGGCGAGATTAGCTATAAAGATGGTGAAACAGTCGGCTATCAAACAACCGTGACAGCTTTTCCAGATAAAGACCAGAACACCCACTATGAATACATCAAAGGAGCTTAAAGATGTCAAAATCTAAAAAAAATAAAGTAAAAACACCGTCTAAACAAGTTACTAAAATGAATCTTCCGGAATTAAATTCTAACGTCATCAAAGGAACAACTTCAACTGGTTTTAAATTTGAAGTATCACAAGAGCGACTGGCGAATTATGAACTAGTAGAGGCGATTGCAGAGGTTGACGAAAATCCGCTTGTATTACCTAAATTGGTTAAAAAATTACTCGGTCCACAAGCTGAAGATTTAAAAGAACATGTTCGAGATGAAAATGGACTGGTCCCTCTTAACAGACTGATGGCTGAAATTGAAGAGATATTTAATAGCAAAACATCGTTAAAAAACTAACTATCCTTGCCGGAATGATAAAGGCTGATGAAGATGCGTTGATTTGTGATTTGGCTGAAACATACCATATTTATGATTATAGGCAGTTACCAGCTCTTAAGGTAGCTGTCTTTTCTATTGGTTTAAGAGATGATTCGAGAATCAAGATGAAATTGTCTAATCAGAAAGTATCAACGGAAACACTACTTTTAGCTGGCATTTTTGATAGACTTTCTACTTTAGCTTGGTTTAAGACAGCAGATGGTCAGAAAGGAACGAATAGACCAGAATCAATTGTGGAACAATTGACAGCAGAACCACAAGAACGCAAAGAAATGGTCTTTACTTCTGGCGAGGAGTTTGAAAAAGCAAGAAAAGAAATTTTAGAAAAGATTGGAGGTGAACATTAGTGGCAACAGAATTAGGACAGGCTTATGTGCAGATTATGCCATCAGCAAAAGGTATCAGCGGATCTATTCAAAGTGCGTTGGCTCCTGAAGCAACAGCAGCAGGTAATAGTGCTGGTTCAAGTATAGGTTCTACTCTTGTTAAGGCAGCGACTGGTATTATTGCCGCTGCAGGAATTGGTAGAGCATTTTCAGCAGCTATCAATGAAGGAGCTGCTCTTCAACAATCGCTTGGAGGAATTGAGACACTTTTTAAGGGTTCGGCTGATAAGGTTAAAGCCTACGCCAATGAAGCTTATCGGACAACAGGATTGTCAGCAAATACCTACATGGAGAATGTCACTGGTTTTAGTGCTAGTTTGCTTCAATCTTTAGGTAGAGATACCAATAAAGCAGCAGAAATAGCAAATATGGCTATGGTGGATATGTCTGATAATGCCAATAAGATGGGTACATCCATGGATCGTATTCAAGACGCATATCAAGGATTCGCCAAACAAAACTATACCATGCTAGATAACCTTAAACTTGGTTATGGTGGTACTAAAACGGAAATGGAACGCTTACTGGCAGATGCTACTAAACTGACCGGTGTTAAATATGACATCAACAATTTGTCTGACGTTTATCAAGCGATTCATGCGATTCAAGGGAAACTGGATATTACTGGCACAACCGCGAAAGAAGCAGCAACTACTTTTAGTGGTTCTTTTGCTTCTATGAAAGCGGCAGCTCAAAATGTTCTGGGGAAATTGGCTCTTGGTGAAGATATCATGCCATCGCTAAAAGCTCTGGCAGAGACGACATCAACGTTTCTATTTAAAAACTTCATTCCGATGGTTGGAAATATCCTGCGGGGCTTACCGACTGTCATCGGGGCAGTTTTGAAAGAGGGAATTGCTGCAATCTTTGGTGATGGAATTGCTAAAAGTATCACTGATAAAATTTATGATATCTATACTAATGTCAGCGGTGTTCTTAATGCACTGTCTGATATGATCTTTGGCTCAGGAGACAAGGCAGACAACAAGGACTTTTTAAAAAGCTATCTTGGTATTGATGAAAAGACAGCTTCCAGCATTGTCAACATCGGCGAGAACATCCGCGTCACCTTTGAAAATATTGGCTCTACTATCGGGAATATAGCTGGTATTGTTAGTAACTTTGTCAGTGATTTGTTAGGTATAGCTGGTAGTAAGAAAGGTGTAAATGCCATTGGTTCTGCATTTGAATCTGTGACAGATTTTATCAAGTCAGCTTCTGAAAAGATTAAGGAATTTACAGGTTGGTTAAAAAATAGTCCCGCAGCTTTGGATAGTCTAAAAGGCGCAGTTGTAGGTATAACAACAGCATGGACAGCTTATAAGGCTGTGACAAGCCTCCTTAGAGGAGTTGAAGCTGTCCGCAATGCCACTTTAGCTGTAACAAATGGTCTTATGCTTGCACAATTTGTGAGAACAGGAGCTTTAACAGCCGCTGAAGCAGCGAATGCAGCAGCAACTACAGGTGCAAGTGGTGCATTTGGGATTTTTAATGCAGTTCTATCTGCAAATCCAATTGGTATAGTCGTAACTGCTATAGGGGCTCTTGTGGCTGGGCTTACCTGGTTCTTTACCAAAACTAAAACCGGTCAAAAGGTTTGGGCTGGGTTTGTTAGCTGGATAAAAAACGCCTGGCAAGGGATTGCTGATTTCTTTGTTGGAATCTGGTCTGGTATTTCTGATGGTGCGAAGAACCTTTGGAATGGCGTGACTGACACATGGAATGCAGTAGTTGATACGATTAAAAATGCATGGAATGGGATTGTAGAGTTCTTCTCGAATCTTTGGTCTGGTATCACATCAGGCGTTAGTGCTGCATGGACTGCAATAACGCAGACTATCATGACAATCGTTCAGCCATTCATTGACGGCTTTATAAATATTTGGAACGGCATAAAAGATGGACTTTCTCAGATGTGGGAAGGTGTTAAGATGATTTTTCAAGGAGCATGGGATTTCATCAAATCCATTGTATTAGGGGCTGTTTTGATCGTACTTGATATTATTACAGGAAATTTTGGGAAACTTGGCGAAGATCTGGGATTAATTTGGCAAGGTATTTCAGATGCTGTGAGTACGATTTGGGAAGGCATAAAAACCTATTTTATGGGTGTTGTGAGTGCAATTGTTGGATATGGTCAATCCGTATTTGAGAACTTTTCAAATGCTTTAGCTGCTATCTGGGAATTTATCAAGAGTGCAGCTTCTGTAGCATGGGAATGGATAAAAACTACTATATCAAATCTGATAACTGGATTAGTACAGGGAGCTCAAAATATCTTGAATGGATTTATGAGCTTCTTGTCTAGTTTATGGAATGCTATTACTTCTGTTGCTGTTGGGGCATGGAATGGTCTAAAATCTTCTGTACAAGCCATCATAAATGGAATTGTGCAAGGTGCTCAGAATGCTTGGAACAGCATGAAACAGGGTGTTTCAAATTTGGTATCTGGAATTGCTAATATTTTCAATGGTTTACGTAACATTAATCTTTGGAGTGCCGGTCGAGCTATTCTAGATGGTTTTCTTGGCGGTTTAAAATCTGCTTGGCAAGGAGTGACTGAATTTGTCAGTGGAATTGCAGGCTGGATTCGCGATCATAAAGGTCCAATCGAATACGACCGCAAACTTTTGATTCCGGCCGGTCGAGCTATTATGAATGGTTTAGATGAGGGATTACGAAATCAATTTAAATCAGTTAAATCAACTGTTGGCAATATGGCTGGAGAGATTACTGATAGTTTAGAGGATCAACCTTTATCCATTGGCTTATCTGGCTTTGAATCTGTGAATCCACAAATGGATGTGTCAAATGCCATTTTAACAACTAAGATGGCTAATGTAGCACAAACTCAAAGTAGAGAAATTGAGTTACTAAGTATTATTGCTAAGTTGGCAAATCGTCCTACTATTGTCTCTCAAGAACTTGATAAGAGAGAAATTTCGAGAATAATAGCAGAGCCAGTTGCTGAAGAACAAGCAAGAAAACAGGCTATTTTAAATGCTGTAGATGGATTGGGGTGGCAAATGAATTGATAAAAGTATATTTTAATGATGTTGAATTAACAAAATGGATCACTGTTTTAGATGGATTTACCGCCTTGGGTGGTGCAGACTATGATCCGACTTTCCATAACTATCCAATATTTAATGGATCGGAATTTATCAAGACTCGCAAGAAGTTGAAGAAGATTCCTGTGCCGTTTTATGTAAAATATGAAGGTGTGGCTGACTATGATGCACTGCAGACGAGTCTTAATGTGGACGAGCCGAAAAAGCTGACTTTCAGTCATTTGCCTGATCGTGTTTTTTACGCTATTCCGAGCGGGGATCTTGATTTTAAAGAAATCAAGTTCAGCGGCAAAGGGACAATTAGTTTTTCGATTGTGGATGGTTTGGCACATTCCAAGAATCCGCGCTATTTTGAGTTTAAGAAAAATGAACAAGGCATTTTAGAAGCCGAGATTGAAAACAACGGCAGTGAAGAAATTCCAGTGAATTACAGAATTAAACTCAAACGAGAATCAGGTTTTGTTGGCATTACTAGTCGATATGGAGCAATGCAGTTTGGAAAAATCGAAGAAACTGATTCAGTTGAGGACAAAAAGAATGTCTTACTGTCTGCAAATGGAACGGGTGATTTTAGCAACTGGACAGATGGTACTATTTTTTACGAAAATCAGAACAAAAAAGTTGTTACGAAAATGACTGCAGACAAAAATCTTGGTGGTCGTTTGGGAGTGCTGTCTGCAGATTTTACAAACACAGCTGATGGGGCTTGCTTTGGAGCGGTCAAAGAGTTGAATCTGCCTCAACAAGCTAAAGACTGGTATATTTGGGCTCGTGCTTGGTTTGAGACTGGCTATGTTAGTCAGACGGGGGCATGGTGCTTGTCAGTTGTAGACAGCGACAATCATTTTATAGCTGGTATGGCGATTGAAAAAAGCGAACGAACACGCAATAAAGCACTAGTTGTATTCCTTATGGGAGATGGAGCCGGTGGCAGTCGAGTTGTAAAATCCATTGAGTTTTCGCCAACTCTTTGGGTCAAAGATAACCCTTATAGTTTGGAGGGGAAAGACCAAAACAGAAATATGTTTGACTTGCGAAAAGAAGGAGATAAAATCACCTACTTCTGGTACGGTAGTTATCATTCCTTTTTCGAATCAAAAGTCAAGGATAAGCAAGCAGCTAAAGTTCAGTTTTTCGTTGGACAGTATAAAGGGCGAAACTCGACTATCAACGAATTGGTAACACATCATTATTTAAATGATTTTGCCATTTATAAATTAAACGTGCCATATTGGCGTGACGTACCGAATCGCTATCCGACAGGAGCGGAACTTTTTATAGATTCAACAGGAGAAGTAAATCCAGAAGAAAAAGGGCGATTGTATGTCAATAACTTATTAGCTCCAGATGATGAGATTTTGGGGACGGACTACTTTAAGGTTCCGCCTGGAAAAACAAAAGTACAGCTGCTTGTGTCAAGTTTTGCGGAAGTAGAGAGCGCACGAGCTGAAATTGAGGAGGCATGGATTTAGTGAAACGAAACGTAAGAATTGCCATTAGAGACACAACCGACACGCACGTTGTCGGTTTTTTCGATAATAAAAGTGGCATTAAGTACAATGCTGCTAACTTAACACAGTTTTTAAAAGGTTCTTGCAGCGTTCTTGTCTTGGCCTATCATTCTAAGAAAATGGTCGCTCAAAGTGGGCAAAAGCTAGCTTTCCGATTCAAAGACAAGGATTTTTGGTTGAATATTAACAGCGTCAAAAAGACAGGTTATAACATTGAGTTGACAGCTTATTCACTGAGCTTGGAAGCGAACAAGGAAAGGCGAGGCCCGCATAAACCTGCGAGTGCCATGACGATTAAGCAGTATATTGATTATTACGATTCAGAGAACTCGTTTGTAATTGGAATTAACGAAGTGACAGATAAATCCCTTAAATTGGAATGGAGTGGTACAGATACCATTTTGGCTCGGCTCTATTCAGTTGCCAATGGCTTCGGAGCTGAGTTGGAATTTGTCACAGAGCTAAATAATGACTACTCGCTCAAACGGCATATCATCAATATCTACCGAGAAGGTAATCTTGGTAAAGATAAGACAGGCTTGCCAGTCCGGGTAGGGGAAAAGCTAAAGGTTATCAATTATTCTGATAACATGGATGATTTTTACACTGGCATTCGTAGAACTGGCAAAGACGGTCTGACGATAGCTGGATTAAATAAAAAAATCTATGACGACAAGGGGAATTTACTCTTTTACAGCAGTGGTGATACGCTCTATGCACCGCAGGCAAGAGATAAATACCCATCTATCGCTCGAAAGACCAATGACGGGTATATCGTCAATGAGGATAGCGGTACTGAATATGCTAATAAAGAAGCTCTGTTTGGTTATATGCTGTCTGAGCTAAAGAAACACTGTGAGTTAAAAGTGGACTATGAAGTAGAGGGAGCAGTGGATGGTAATATTGGTGATAAAAAGACACTGATTGATGCACAGCACTTTGACCCTCCGCTTTATGTACAAGCTCGGATTAGTGAGCAGACAGAATCTTTGTTAGAGACAAGCGCTGTCAAAACCAGTCTCTCAAACTATGTTCGTAAGTCAAGCCAGATTGCCAATGAATTGTTGCAAAAAGTGGAACAACTAGCACTTGAAGCAACGCCTTATACAATTAAGTTGGCAACAAATAATGGAATTATCTTTAAAAATAACCAAGGGCAATCTACAGTCTATCCAACCCTTAAAAAGGGCAATAAGACAGTTGAGTGTACATGGCAGTGGCTGGTTGATAATCAATCATTTGGAACATCTGCAACATTTGAAGTTAGAGCGGCTGGCATGTCAAATAAGTTAGTGCTGACTGCTATTGCTTTAATCGATGGCAAAGAAGTTGCCAGAGAGCAAGTCACTTTTAGCAATGTCAATGACGGGAAGAATGGTTCAAACGGCGAAAAAGGAGAAGATGGAAAGTCTCTACGACTGTTTACCACCCAATACAAATATGCGCAAAAATTTATCAATCAATACAGCGCAGATGGTTATACTGGAGATTGGTCTGTCATCGAAAACACAGCAGGGTTAAAAGCTGGTGATAGCGTCCAAATAAGGGTATTTAACACGGATAAACAGTGCGATAGCTGGATAGTAGCTTCAGTTAGTGCAATTATGGGCGAAAATAGAATTAAAACGGTCTCTAAAGGTCTGATTGAAAAAGGAGATCAAGGAGAACGAGGCCCTAAAGGAGCTACTGGAGAAAAAGGCGATAAGGGAGACCCTGGAAAGCCCGCAGACCCTGCGCCGATTAACCAACTCAAACAAGATATGGAGTTGACTAAGAAAGATTTGAGTGCTGTCAAATCAGATTTACTCAGGGAGAAATCAGAAAGCTCTGCTAAAATCGACCAAGTTAAGCAAGACGTGGGAGCTATCCGCAACCAGCAAACAGCCTACGAACAAAGCAACACGCAGAATCTAGCGCGAATAACCGGTCAATTAGGTGACAAAGCCAGCAAATCTGAAGTCAAACAGACTGCAGATGGAATCCGTGAAGAGATTAGTCACTTGAGTACTGCAAGCAGAAACTATATTTTAAATAGCGATATGACTACGGCTACAGATAGAACGACTGGTACAGGTTTGCCTTTGTCATCTGACCTTATCCGCACGCTAAACGCAGAACGTAGTTTTACATTATCAGTAGATGTGGTTGCTCAAAATATGGTAGCTAAAAATGATAAAAAGCGCTTCGGTATTAGTTACGAGCTTAAGTTTTCTGACGGAAGTAACTTATGGACTGAGGTATTTCAGACAAGCGACACTGCTTTGAAACGGATCAGCCAAAACTTTGTTTTGCCAGCTGGCAAGCAAATAGTTTCAATTGCTGGCGGGTTATATTTCCAAGCAACTGGGCAAATTAAATTATCAAGAGCAAAATGGGGAATCGGCCATAACAACAAAGAGTGGATTAAAGCTGTCGAAGATACAGACGAGCAAATTACTGCAGCACGCACAACGTTTGAAAAAACCGCGGAAGGTCTCAAAACAGACATGGCCGCCGTCAAATCTTATGTAGCGGATGACGGCAAACGCAGAGAACAATTAGAACAGTACACACGCACAGAAACAGCACGCAGTGCAGAAGCGTTGCGGAAACAAGCGTCTGAAAGCTATGTAGCTAAAAGCCAATATTCGGAAGACGCCAGAGGTGTTGCAAGACGTTTTGAAGAACTAAACCTCAACGGTACTAATTTGCTCCCTAACACTGATTTTAAAAATTTAATTGATGTTGGTAATCAATTTACCGTCAGTGGTAAAACGTACAAAGTAAAGACACTTGACAAATGGTATAGCTCATATAATGATGGCATCCCTAACCCTAAAACAAATTACCACGGTTATTTCAACGAAACCAAATTCAGCGAGACCGTGTTTGAGTTTAACGAATCGAACGGTGTTAGAGAGTGGAAAGGACTTCCGATTTTTATCACAAACGATAGCCGTTATACCATCGGAAAATATATCTTTTCGGCAGATGTTAACGCAACAGGCTTAGGAACACATCTTGAGGTTGGCTTTTATTATTACAATAAAGCTGGCGTGCGCTATTTTCACGGGGGGCTGGTCAAAAAGGCTGTTACAAGCGTTAATGTCTGGTCTCGTATATCATTAGAACTAAAAATAAATGATGACGTCGATTTTTCAAAGGAGATGGGCTTTTACATTTACGGCTATGGCTTTACATCAAACAGCGTGCTTTACTTTAAGCGGCCAAAATTAACAAATACGAATTGGACACCATCTGTTGAAGACAATAAAAAATATACCGAAACAAAACTGGCTGAATATAAGCAAACGGTAGACGGACAACTTGCGGCAGTTAAGCAAGACGTTAATGGCAAAGTTTCACAAGCTACATTTGAACAGCGGGCAAATCAAATCACGCAAACTGTGCAAGAGTTGAATGATAACGTTGTGAAAAAGAATCAAATCAGAGTCAACGAGAACGGGATTGTTTCAACTGCTGAAAAAGTTGTGAACGGTCAGACTTTGGCTAGTATGATCGCGCAACATCCAGAATGGGTGGAAATTATCGCTAAATTGCTTAAAGTTAAAGCGGACATGATTGTAAATGGTGCGATTACAGCGGATAAACTAAATGTTAAAGAATTGAGTGCGCTCGCTTCAGATTTGGGGAAAATCACAGCAGGAGAAATTGAATTTACCGCTCGTTTCAGGAATTCTCCAAGTCATGATACTTGGGGGACAGTTCCGGGAGAGTATAACTATGATGCAACTGTACTGATAAATAGCAGCGGTATTTATTCAAATGGCAAGATTGGCCGGGAAAATAAAGAGGATAAGACGCCAACAATCACACCTGTTTCATATTTTAAAAACGGTGAATTGTTTTTTGCAAATCTTGAAGCTGGACACTCTCTTAAATATATGGAAATGAACGGGATTCATCCTTTTGTTAGAGGCGGCTCATCCCTTATGTATTTTGGCAAAAAAGAAGACGGGAAAGATGCGTTATACATAACTTGTCGTAATGCTGAACTTTATCTAAAATCAGACAATTACACAGATTGGAAACAATCTGAAGTCAACAACAAAGTGCGTTGGAAAGTACAAGGCAGTCTTGTGCTTGTCGATTTTAACTTACAATTTGACCGTGATGGTGATTATCATTTGGCAGATATCCCAAAGCAGTACGTGCCTAGCAATAAAATGTTCCCTGTCCAAGCTTGGAGTTTGGATAGAAACAAAGACCGAACAGCTCAATTAAATGTTGGCGGAGATTTACATATTATAGGCGCAGAAAGAGGTATTCCATATCTCGGTCAAATCATTTGGACTTATTAAAAAAATAAAAAAAGAAAGAAGAAATAAAATGAAATTTAGAGTAGCTAATAAATATTTACGCGAAGCAAACAAGACTTTTGTTGCTATTCGTTGCGACGAGCCTTATACGGCTTACGACCGTGTGCTCGAAGGCGATCGCATGAATGACAGCGATGAGATTTTGACAGACGCAGTTTTAAAAATGGTAGCGACTGAACTTGATCCAACAGGAGCTATTGCAGAAATGCAACAAAAACTAGACAAGACATCAGACGCAACAAATAAAAATAAAGATAGCGTAGAGCGCACGTCAAAACTAACAGATGTATTGATTCTGCTTGCTATTTCAATTGAGGGCGGTATGCAGCAAGATTTGTACAAAAAAGTTGCATCACTTTTGCCGACGCTAACAGACGGCGTCCGATATAGTTTTGGGGACATTGTCAGTGCACCATATCCGTATGATACTAACCCTAAATATCCGCAGGGTACGCCTGTCATCCTAAAATTTTTGGATAATTGGACGCACAAGGGCCAACCGTTGCAAGAGTTACTGCAAAAAGGCGCTTGTACAACGATTATGCCTAAATTAAATTAGGGTAGGTGAAGATATTATGGCACCTGATGTTGTAAATGCAGTCGTAACGATTAGCGCTTCACTAATTGGCACGTTTGGCGGGATTGTCACTAGTGCTAAACTAACCACTTTTCGCATTCAGGAGCTAGAGAAAAAAGTGGAAAAGCACAATAGTGTAGTAGAACGAACTTATCGTTTAGAGGAAAGAACAAATTATTTTGACGAGCGAATCGACAAGCTCGAAAGTAAAATTGAAAAGGAGAAATAATATGCAACAAATTTTAATTACAGCGGGCGTTGTCGCTCCAATCATTTCAGCAATTGTAAATGTCGCTAAAGCACAATTTAAGCTAGACGGAAAGCAAGTATCTACGCTGGCTTTGGTCTTGGGTGTCGTTGTCGGTCTTACATACGCTGCAACTATTGTGCGTGGCGATTATGCTGTTTATGGTTGGGGTGGACTAATTGCAGGTCTATCAGCCATTGGTTACTATGAATTGGCTTTTAAAAATAAAAAAGGAGATACAACGGATGACACAAAAAAAGAAAATTAAACAGCTTTTAGCTATCAGTGCGATTTTCATTGGTTTTATCGCTCCTACTGTTGCACAAGCAGCAGTAGGCGATCAAGGCGTTGACTGGTCTGTTTATCAAGGTACGAATGGTATTTTTGGTTATGGCCATGATAAATTTGCCATCATTCAAATTGGCGGTATCAATGCATATGGTATGTACGGCCAATCAACGTATGAAACGCAAGTAGCAAGTGCTATTGCACAAGGTAAGCGTGCTCATACTTATATTTGGTATGAGGTAGGAGGCAATGCTGCTTTGGGTGAACAAGTGCTTAAAAACTTCTTGCCGCAGGTACAGACACCAAAAGGCTCGATCGTAGCTCTGGACTATGAGAGCGGAGCGAGTGCTAGCAAAGAAGCAAATACAAACGCAATTTTACATGGTATGCGTATGATTAAAGCTGCAGGTTATACACCGATGTACTACTCATACAAGCCTTATACAGTTGCCCATGTGGATTACAATCGGATTTTAGCTGAATTTCCAAATTCTTTGTGGATTGCAGCTTATCCAGATTACAATGTGACGCCATCACCAAATTATAACTTTTTCCCATCTCTTCCGGGAATTGCTATCTTTCAATTTACATCGACTTACATCGCTGGTGGACTTGATGGTAATGTAGACTTGACAGGTATTACAGATAATGGTTACGGTCGTAAGAATACACCTAAAACACAGACACCAGCTATCAAAGAGGGAGAAAAAGCTGACAATACACCAAAAAGTGATATTAAAGCCGGCGATACGGTTAAAGTTAATTTTTCGGCTACCAATTGGGCAACAGGCGAAGAAATACCCGAATGGGTCAAGGGTCGGTCTTATCAAGTAACAGAGGTAAGTGGCGATAAAGTACTATTAGCTGGTATTAACTCTTGGATTTACAAACGAAATGTAGAGATTATTTCTACTACCACCAGCCAACCTCAAGCCCCGGCCGGTTCAAGTGCTGGCTCATATACAGTACAATGGGGCGATACGCTCTCTGGAATTGCGGCTAAATATGGGACGACTTATCAACAATTGGCGGCTTTAAATGGTATTAGCAACCCTAATTACATCTATGTAGGTCAAGTCCTAAAAGTGTCAGGACAAGGACAATCGTCTCCTCAAAATGTGGTTTATCATACGGCACAATGGGGTGATACACTTTCTGGAATGGCTTCTAAATACGGCACAACAGTAGAAAATATTCAAGCGCTCAATGGATTGTCTGTTGATCTAATCTATGCAGGTGTAACTTATAGAATAAAATAAGACAAACAATCCCCCTTAGGAGAAATCCTAGGGGCTTTTTTGTATATAATAACAATAAAAATTTGATTTAACTACTATATGTAGTAGTTGACAAATATGATATAATAGTTTTAGAAAGATTAGAATTAATAGAATAAGGAGGATTGAATCATGATTACAGCATTAGATGTAGCAAATACTTTCTTAGCAAGAGCTAAAAAAGAAAAAATTGATATTTCTCCGATGAAACTTCAAAAATTGATTTATATTTTATATAAAAACTATCTGAAAGAAACCAAAAAAAAATTATTCTCTGATAAATTTGAAGTTTGGAAATATGGTCCGGTTATTTCAGAAGTTTATCAAGCATTTAAAGAATATAGATCTAATAGAATTACTGAGTTTTATTTAAATAGGGATGGTTCGTATAACACTGTAAAGTTAGGTAACAATTCTCACTTTGATAAAATTTTTGAAAAAGTATGGAATGAATATCGTTTGATTGACGGTATCTATTTGTCACAACTAACGCATCAAAGAAATACAGCATGGTCTAAGGCAGATGACAGAGATGATATTTTCTTGAATGATCATGATATTTTTGAAGAAGAGGAGTATGAAATTGTCATCTAAAAAAGAGAACATGGAAGATATCCCTGTTGAGGAAGACGTTCCTAAAGATAATCATTTTCCTATTGATAACAGCAATAGCATAAAACCAAATGAGGTTACAAAAGATGTTTTTAATACAATTAAAGGTCATAATCTCTTAGGATGGTGCGTAGCTATATTAGTAGTTATATATTTGTTTGAATTTTTTCGTAATCAAGGAAAGATTAGTGAAGCAGGGGGTAAGATTTTAGAAATATTCAAATTACTGATTTTTTCTTTAACTGGGTATTTGTTTGGGACAAATGCTAATAAAGATGACTGA